TCTATCGGCCATCCTTAAGCATCCCGATGCTCCAAAGAATAATGCTTGAAGAAGCAAATCAGGTGAGCAACCTCTCGCCACGTATGTATGTTTTTCCGTCCGCAGGCTCAAGCGATCCTTCCTATTCTGGTGCGCAGCAGGCTGATCCATCCTTGGCTTCAACTTCCGCCCGTGATCTAGCCAGGGAGGTATCCCTCCAAGCACAGTGGCAAATCTCCAAGATGAATCTCCACTTGCTGATGGCCGGACTCACCGCGCGCTATTGTGGCGCCGGGTGGATTGTTGCTGGGTTTGATCCGGACCTCGGTCGAGCCCGCGGAGGTATGTGGGCGAAGTCGATTGATCCCCGCCTGGTTTTCTTCGATCCGGGTACGGACTACACTTGGAATCCGTCGTATTCTGGGTGGGTAACGTACATGAATTTGGAGGACATTCGGCTCAAGTGGCCGGAAACTTCGAAGGCAATCCAGCCGAAGCACACCAGTGGAGGTTTTCAACCGTTCTCCGGTGATTCCGGTTACGGCATATCGCAGCCGCCAGGGCCGATGAGTTCGATGCCCGGGGCTACCGGTCAGAATGCACGCACGGTCAGTTCCGAATGGAGGTTGCCAGTCGTTCACTGCTTCTGCCGTGATTACACGCGAGAGACGGTTGAGAAAGAGGACGTGCCCACAACGTCCTTGATCGATCCTGAAGTGAGGCTCAAATACCCGCGCGGCCGTTGGTTAGTCGAATGCGAAGGCATAATTCTTCAGGACGGCGACAACCCATACCCGCTGCGCCGTGACATCAACGCGCCGAGATTTCCGCTCTTCCCGAACTACATACTCCCCCCTCTCTTCGGCCCCTGGGGAATACCTGTTACCCGCATGACTGAGAATATGCAGCGCCTGGGTCAAAGGTTCATGTCTCAGACTTTTGAAAACGGTCTGCGTATGAACAACGCCCTCTGGGTCATCGATGAAAATACCGGAATAGATATCGACGGATTCGGCGGTCTCCCTGGCGAGGTGGTCACGATCAAGCCCGGCAGCCGGCCCCCACAGCCGATTACACCATCTGCTATCGGAGCTGGTGCGCTTCAAGCGGTCGATAAACTATTCTCCATGCAGAACGACGTCCTCGGATTCTCTACCTCACGCCAGGGCGACCCCGGCGCTGGTAATGTATCGACCGATCTGTTCGATTCCGCGGTGCTGCAATCTTCCGGTTTGTTGCAACTGGCTGGACGGTTTTTGAGTGAGACGGCGGAGTCGATTGGCACATTTTTCTTCGACAGCATGTGTAAATTCCAAGGCCCTTCTACGATGGCCTACCAGGGGCCGGAGGCGCTAACCATGGCTAGTTGGGCCGGCCAGGTCGATCCGGATGGGTTTAGTCTTGCGCTCGATCAGGCCAGCGTTCGTCCGCTGTCGGAAGCCGTCATTAAAAAACTGACTCCCGATCTTATGTCGAAGGGTATCGTCGGGCCAGAGCGGGGTCTGCGCACCCTTGGTTATCCAGATCCGGAGGGAATCGCTCAGGAACAGCAGACGCAGCAGGCTTTGGCTGCGTTGGCAAAAGTCCGATCGGGGAAAAAATAATGGGCGACGCGACGGTAGTTATTGTGAAAGCTGAACAAGTCAGCCTCGTCCCTGTCTACAACTGGCGCGCGCATTGGTTGACTGCTACCGAGTTTGCTCGAATGATGGGCCGCGAGCCCGTGACCGTATACAAATGGCTTCGAAACGGAACCTTGGCCGAGTTTGGCGTTCCGGTGGTTCAGTTTCGATACGGGCGGAGGCATTCCAGTCGGTTTTTTATTCAGAACATATATTAGTTCTTAAATATTGCCACGCCCTAGTGTTATACCCCCTTCCCCCACTCCCACCCATTCCGCTTTATCATCTCCTCAATCGCACACCTTGCATTCGTGCTCGTTTGCGAAAAGGAGAAACACCATGAACAGCTTTGACTTCAAGGGCCGTAGGGGCAAGAAGAAGGAATCCCGCCGGAAGTAGTTCTTCCGGTAGCCTAACCCCGTCACCCCATTAACTCCCAGGAAAGGACAAAACTCCAGATGGCCGGAACCCCCGCAACCAAGTCCCGTGTCGTTAAAGATTTTGGCCAGCCCCGGAAGTTTCTGCGTGACATGCGTGCCAAGGCCGCCAAGAATTCCCGCAAGGGAAGTTCGAAGCGGACTTAGCTCATCCCGGAGACGGCCGCTGCTGGCCTTCGCGCCCCGTCTTCTTAGCAGTTGAGCAGCCCACGGCCAAGTGCCGGTTCTGGCTTCGTCTCAACACCCGGAGCGAAGGAGGTACGCAGGATGGCTTCTCGTGGAGGCAGGCGAAAGCGTTTGCGCACCACCGCTCGCAAGTAGAGGAGAAATCCTCTTAATCGGCGGTGGAGGGTGGGAGACGGTGGGGGACTGGACCTCGCCTTCCGCGCCGAAAGCGTTGAATGCGCAAGACAGGATGAGGCGAAGTGGTAGGCGGTAATCCGGCCACTTCGCCGATTCCCCCAAAAGGAGAATCGGACCATGGCGATGAAATGCACCAAGATCCCGCGAATGACAAAGAGGGTTGACCGGCGCGTAGGCAAGCGCAAGTAGTTCCCGGATAACCCGGACAGTTTAGCAGCACAAATCCAACCCCCGAGGAGCACCACAATGGCGAAGATCAAAGAGTCGATGGGGAACACTTTTGACGAGAAAGTTTTGAAAAGTCCCCTCACAGTCGGAAGAACCGGCAACGAGCCCGGTCCCGACGTCCACAACAACCCCATCGCCATGCCCAAAGATCCGCTCGGCCTGATTCCCGAGGGCGGCCCCAAGCCCGGCTGGTAGTCTGCGGCGATCAAGTACCCGTCAAGTATCGAACTGACAGCAAGAGAAGGACTTCGATCCAAATGGCAGCAGGCAACCCAGCCCTGGCACAAATGATGGCCCGGCAACTGATCGCGAAGATCGGTGGTCAAGGTGGTCCTCCCGCTGGTCCAGGAGGTCCGATGCCTCCTCCTCCGGGGATGACAGGCCAGGCTGGTCCAGGGGCAATGCCTCCTCCAAGTGGAGGTGGTCCTCCCGGTGGAGGCGGACCAGGTGCTCCGCCTACGCCTCCTGCCGGTATGCAACTTTCGCAGCAGCTTGCCGAGCTTCAGGGCGCCGATCCAGACGCGATCATCAAGTCTTTGACTCAAATGAAGTCGATGGCGGTGCAGCACTACACCCGTGCAGCCTTTACGATGCCGGGGGTTACGCGCAATCTCGCCCAGGTCGTCAAGTATCTCGACAACTCAATTCAGGAAGCGGAGAAGGCGGCAGCCACAACGGCCGCAGCCGGTCCAATCGCCAACAACGCAGCAATTCAGAATCCATCGGCCAGTCAATCGGCCCAACCCGGTCCTCAGTAATTTCAAAAGGAAAGAAGGCCCTCCCCCATGGCACTGAAAGACATTCTCTCGAACGGCAAGTATACCGACGACATGATTTTGAACCTTCCCGACGGCTCAACCGTCAACGTGGGCGAGATTCGCGCCCTTCCTGTTGCTGAACGTCAGGCGCTCACATCCCAGATCGAGCAGCGCACGAATACGCTCAACCAGGCGGAACTGGTTTTTGCAAGCAAGTTCCAGAAGGCTCTCGAAGCCGGCTGGATGGATGCAAATGGCAATATCGTTCCCCCGGCGCGCCAGCAGGCGCAACCCACTGTCACCGAGGTTCGTCGCGCTGCTGCCGCGGAACTGGGTGTGGACGAGAACGACCCGCTCCTCGGGCCGGTTGTCAAGATGTTCAAGCAGGAGCTGGCCACGCGCGATCAGACGCTCACTGAGCTTCGCGCCGAGATGGCGAAGATGCCTGGGCAGTTCGATTCGCTCAAGTCCACACTCACCGATGGCCTGGGCAAAGTCACTGGCGTGGTCAACACATCGGTTGGTCGCTACCTGAATGACCAGTATCAGTCGCAGTTTGCTCATGCGACCAAGGATCTGCCCGCCGGCGTTAAGGTCGATTATGAGGCGGCGTACAAATACGCCTCCGAAAAGGGCCTGAAAGACAAGGACGGTTTCCTCCAGATCGATCAGGCTGTGGACCGGTTGACCTGGAACGACCGCAAGGCTGCCGAACTCGCGGCTGAGCGCCAGACGTTGATTGCGAAGACCACCAAAGAGATCGAGGACAGGAACAAGATCGCTACCCTGACTCCGCCTCAGTCGCGCAATGCGCTGCATACGGCGCCCGTCA